CATCTGTGGATATTGTAGCTTGGTTAACAGCTTCACCACTTGCCATAAATGAAAAACCGGATCGTCTATTTTTAAGATAGCACATTCCGTAACATCTTGGGTCTGCTTTGCAAGCTTCCCAAAATATATAAAATAATCTATTTGATTCTCTAAAGTCTGGTTGTCCTACGTCTATTTTACTCCACTGAAGGTACATATAGTTAGCACCAGTAATGTAAGTAGCCAAACCTTTATTATAGAACCAAAAGCCTTGTTCTCTTCTATTAAATTCTTCATCAATGTAATCATACCATTTTTCTTTAAACTCCAAAGGGTATTCTTCCCAATCAAATACTGATTTAATTTTATTAAGTTCCTTTGGGTATTCAGTGTGTTGCCATTTGTCTTCTTCAAACGTGTATACGTTTTCAGCTTTTGGCAAAGCTATTTTTAGATTTTGTATTTCATAAATTTCACCTATCTGACCGGTTTTACTTATAACAACCATATCGTGCTCTTCGTTATAACCGTAATCCCATTTCTTGTACCTATTAGTTCTTTTTAAAACTTTAGGTTTGACGTGATCTTTAAGTATTTTATATAAAGTCTGCTCGTACATTATTTAGATCTCCCTTCTGCAAAGCCTCTAAAAGATTTCTCTTCTTTAACTTCAACTGGTTTTTCATTTAACATATTCTCCTCTGCTTCTATTCTACTTAATATTTCAAAAGCATCAAATATAGCTAGCTTTTTTGTAGCTGCAGCATTCTTTAATCTATCAGCTGATATATCGTCATCTGAATCAATAATAGCTTCTTTAGCTACTTTGATTAATTCTTCCACCGCTTTCTGACCAGCTTGGATTATATTCAACTTCGTTTCCTTGGTATTCATATTTAATTACGATATCATTAGATTTCATACAGTATAATCTCTTGCCGTCAACTAAAAACTCCCATTCTCCATTCGGTGTGTAACCAACTAAGTCTCCTGAGTTAATTCCTAGCGCGTTTAAGGAGCTATTGTCATATTTTAATATACCAACAAGGCTTTTTTCTTTATCCAGCGTTAGAGACTCTGTATCTTTTATTGGTGAAATAAAGCATCTGTCTCCAAAAGACTTCCACTTATCACCTTTATTATATAAATAGATTTGATCTATAGCGCAAAAATATAAATCATCTTTGAACCAAGATCTACTTTTCTTTTTTTCTCCTCTCATGTCATAGAATACTCTAAACACGTTTTGGTGTATAACAATTATATCACCAATATCAATACCAGTATTAAAAGCTTTTGGAGTTTCTACTACTCTAGCTAATCTATTAACAAATTTAAAATCTTCAATCTTTGTATTTAAAACTAACTCTTTATCACCTACTTTTATTTTGTTACTGTATTTTTCGCCTAACGGCTCTACTATAAAGTCGTATAAACTTTTCAATATTCTAAATCGTATTCAACGGATATTGCCATGTTAGAATTAAACTTCTTCCATGGCATTACCTCGTTGTTTTTCTTAATGTGAATATTGTAAGAGTTATCAGACTCGTCAAAAAGTATATGTGAAATCTCGTGACCACCATAAACTTGTTGACCTACTGAATAATGCATAGCATCGTTTTTGTAGTCTGAACCAATACTTATTTTTCTTACAATAGATGACATCTTAAGCTTTTTTAAGATTAGAATCATCTTTTTTAACCTCTGTATATTCTCCAGTTGCTAGGTTAATATCAATCGCTCCATACTCTTTTTCGAGTTCAGCTTTTAAATCTTCTACAACTTTATTAGCGTCTGCTACTTGATGTAATAGACTGTGTTTTTGAGATTCTAAAATACCTATTTGATTAACAATAGTCATTAATTCTTTTTGACCTTTGTTAATGTCTTCTAATTGTTTGTCTGTAATTTTTGCCATTTTATTTAATTTGATTCATTTATATTTATATAGTTACTCTTCTAGCTGGTTATTTACAGCACATGGTTTAGCTGTAAAAAAGTTTTAATTTATTAAGTTTTTTTTCCACTAGTTCTTCAACATGCGCATCTCTTTTAGATTCAGCTATCAGGTGTGTGTAGCCATATTTCTCGCACTCCTTTTCACTGATTAATTCTTTTGACGCTATAGTTTCAACTTTAAATTTGTAATAATCTAATAGATTGTAAATTAAAAACTGTTCAAAAAATATTGGTCTACAAATTAACTCACCTTTTGTTTTTCTTATATAATCTATAGCTAAGTCATACCATTCGCTTAGTATAGATAAATCGTTAAAACCAATTATACCACAGTTGTATGCTTTTATTTTATCTAAATCGCAATATTTATTTAATTTATAATCACTTGTTTTAGCGTCGTCCATTAATGGCCTATAAAAACTATGGGAACTTTCACAGCTCTCTGTGCCCTGAAAAGAAGCTTGAGCTTTTAAAATTTTAGAAGGTGGTTTTTTAAACCATATAACATCAAAATCTTGATGAATAAAAGGCTTATCTTGTATTTTACAAGCATATAACTTACCTATTGACCAATGCTCTTTTGATATGTTGTTTAGTTTATCTAATTCAACCTTTACACTTGTGAAGGGCAGTTTTAAATCTTCTATTAAAAACCTATATCCCTTGTCATCAGTAACAAGCTCTACTTTATCAAACCACTTCCTACTGTTTAAAACAGAAAGTTCTGCACAATTTGCAAAAGCTTCTTTTGAGTTAAAGCCTACAAAATCATCTTTCGCAGGTTTAGACCATTGACTGTAAACTACTTTATTCACTTTATATTTATTAAACCTATTGCAAACGAGTTATAATTATAATTTTTTTGCACTTTTTCTTCTTTAAGCGTAAATATTGATTTTAAAATTTTTTTAAGAATTTTATATATTATTTTAATTATCTTCTTCATCTTCTATTACATTATTATCTATTAACAGTTGCTCCCACTCTTTTTCGTCCGTATAAAAATCAACCTCTTTCCAGGGTGACATAACGGTTTGATTAACGTCACAAGCGCCGTGAGCTTTTAGTGTATTTCTATCGTTATCCCATGCTATAAAAAAGGTTTTTACTAAAGGCTTGGTAATTATTATATTTGGCATAGTATTAAGTTTTATTAATTAGCGTCTGTTATTGTCCAATTAAATGTATTTATAAGTATATTTTTAGCGGACTCCGCATCGCCGCCGATTGTATGCGCTGAATTTCCAAAATTCCAACTTGGTGTAATGATGTAACCCGACCCGCCTGGATAAGCATTTAGCATTGTTGCTGCCCAACCAATTAATAAATTATCATAATTTGGTGTCGAAAGAGTAACGCCGCCCATAAAAAAGCCGTTAATTTTTGTTTTTAAATTACTAACGTCCCAATTACCGATTGGTTGATTAAATGATGTTGCTCCATCAAACATAGCAAACATATTTGTAACATTACTAACGTCCCAATTACCGATTGGTTGATTAAATGATGTTGCAAGAGCAAACATATATCTCATATCAGTCACATTACTTACATCCCAACTGCCTATATCTTGATTGAATGCTGAGCCACCAAACATTCTATCCATATTAGTCACACTACTCACATCCCAAAGACTTATATCTTGATTAAATGAGTTAGCATTATGAAACAAAAATCCCATACTAGTCACATTACTAACGTCCCAAAGTTCTATATCTTCAAGTCCACCATTTAAATAGGCGCTAACCGCCGCTTTTATGTTACTATCATTTAAAATAGGCAAACCCTCGTTGTTTAACTCTAAATTAACTTGACCATTACCGTCACCGCCATAATAATAATAAGCGACTGGTTCAGCTCTTGCAAGCAGCGCTGCGTTATTTGAGTTTAAAATACCACTAGGTGTACCAATACCGATACTTATACCTATAGCCATATTACTTAGCTGCTACAAGTTCTGCCACTGTAGTTCCAGTTGCTAATACATAATCTACAGTCACTGGTAAAAACCCTCCAGTTCCTAAGCCTTTAAATGTAATGCCTTGAGCAGCTGTTGGAAGACCTCCACCTGGAGCTAAAACACCCGCGGGTATTACCTTTAATTGATTTCCAACTGTAGAGTTATCTCCTATGTATATCACAGCGCCATTTAATTTAGTGGCACTGCTAATTGTGTCACTAGGCACAACGTTTTGTATACTGCTAGTTGCGAAGTCTGGTTGATTACCAAATTGTCCCATATTTTTTTATTTATTTATTTGTTATTGATTTTGCTTTTTCCCAAGTACGACCTACAAAATAAGCTCCGTATACTGTAACTAAAAGTGTTTGAAAAATTGGTATATATTCTTCAGCTATAATAAACTCACCAACATTACCGTCAAAAAACGCGCAAATAGTAAATATAACAGTTAGATATATTAATACCATTGGTCTAATGTTTTTACTTAAAAAACTATCAGACTTCATATCTGCTTCCCAACGCTTGCTAACTTCTTCTTGAGCTTTGCTATCTGCGTCTTCTAATATCTGTTGTATTTGTTTCTTTACTTCTAACCTTTCTTCTTCGGTTGTAGTAAGCTTATCGATGACGTTACCAACTTCTTTGATAACGCCACCTGATAGCCATTGAATTATTTTTTTCATTTATTCTCTTTTCATTAGCACAGTGCTATTTTCATCTCCTGTAAAAACACATTGTAAAGTATCTTCGTCTATAACAGTATAAGATAGTCCAATAGTATAACCATTTCTAGGATTATATATTGAAGTAGTCATTGTAGTGTCTGTTTGACTTAGTATAACTTCGTTAAGTGTACCATTTGATTTAAAACTGTAATTTAAAATTTTAACCACAGCGTATTCGCTGGCTAGTATTACTGTTTTATATGTCGAACCTTCCATAGTCCAAACACCTTCAAATGCTTCTTGAGCTTTAGATGTTAAAGTCGTAAAAAATAAAGTTAGTGTTATAAGTAATTTTTTCATAATATTAAATTTAATTGTTATAATATTATAATTACATGTAATTACTAACGTTTATCTTTCAAATCGCCCGTATTGAGATCCTTTTTTTCCTTTAGAAGTTGCTTTAGCTAAATTCGCTAGAACTTTTTTAGGTATTAATTTTGATGTTGAAGCTTCTTTATCTAACTTCACTCTAACCCCAGTGTTAGGATTTGCATATATTTTTTTACCATAGTGAGGGTTTTCTACCATATCCTCTTGCTCTCTATAAGCTTTTCTAAACTCAGTTTCTTCACCAGCTCTTAAATCGTCTTGATATAAAGCACTTTTTCCAGATCCTCCCATATGTACTGGTGATCCAGCTGCAATTGAGTGTTTTGAAATCCAAGATCCGTGAGATGCGATTGGGTTGTCGTTTAATAAGTTTTTCTTTTCTTGTTTGTTAGATTCCATATTTGTTTTTTTAATTGGTGTTTCTATTACGTATTTCGCGCCAGGAAATTTATAATCATATCCTGGGTACATTATTTTTGTATATCCTCGATCATCAGTACCTAGTACTTTAAACTCGACTCCTTTCATTGTTATATTACCTCCTTGTATAATATTTTGAGGTTTGTTAACATCAGGGCTGTTTTTTAAATAACCTGTCTTAGATGTCTTCATTACGATCTTCTATAAGCCTCAGCTTCCCAAGGCAAGTTTTTAGCACCTTCTTTCATTTGTGCTCGTGAATATTTTTTACCTTTCCAGTATACGTATTTATCGTCGTAATCTAAATCATCTCTATACTTACCTCCGTCTTTAACGCAACCCATTTGCATTAAATGAATTTTTTCGTGAGCAACTACATCTTCTACTTGATCCGGATGTAAATCTTTATTTATGGTTATAGAACCATTGTTATTAGCTTTTCCCATAACACCATCTTCCATATCTACTCGATATATTGGAGTGTTGTCCATGTGGAAAGGAGGGTTATTTAGTTTAAAAGCCATATATATTATTGTTTGTAAGGAAATATTTTATTTAATGCTCCTTTTCTAGCAGCACAACCGCAAGGGACGTTTAATCCCTTGCTAACTGTGTCTACTACTTTTTTAATACCAGTAGCTTTAGTGAATTTTTCTATATCGTCTCCTAAACCTGTTGATTTCATAATTATGCTATTACAATACCTGAAACAGTAATTCCAGTTGGTAAGTTTACTTTAGCTTTTACACCTCCTGGGTTAGCAGTTAAAGCAGCATTAATTGCATCACGTACTGATGGAGTAGTTCCAACACTTGTATGTGTTATTGTTGCTACATCTTCTGCAGCTTGAGAGCTAGTTAAAAGAATAGTTGTAGTAGTAGCACTTGCAGCCTCTACTGTAATAATTTGATCAACATTAAATAAGTAATCTCCTCCTGCTAATCCTGCAGCTGAAGATTTAATTGCGATAAATTTTGCCATTGTGTTTGTGTTTGTGTTTTTGTTAATGTTAGTGTTTGGCTAGGTTTATACAGTCCTATCTGTTTTATTGTCCGAATTTTTTAAAATAATTTTCATTAGCTTGGTTTTTTTCAAAACCTGATATACTAGGTATTTGGTATTCACCATCTTTAAAACCTTTAAACTCTTTGCCGGTTATTTCTTTTAGCTTTTTTGAAACTTTTTTAGTTTCACCCTTGAACTCAGCTTCTTTGTCAACTTTACCGCCTCTTGGCGTAAAAGCTGCAGCTATATTATCTTGTAGTCTTTGAAAATGACCAGCTGTTGAAACATAAGCGTTAAGCGGTGAAGCCATTTGAGCTACCGATCCATTACTTACTTGAGTTTTTTCAACTAAACCATCATAACCATCTCCTCCAGCATGATCAAACTCTTCTATCTTTTCGTAGTTTGGTCCGCCTGTCTCTGGATTCTGCTTGTTTAATATATCAGCGTTTTTTCTCATATCTTCTTCAGCTTTTTTAGTAGACCTTTCTAGTTCAGCCATAGTAAATCCTTTAACAGGATTTTTAGCCATAAATTTTATTTGAAATGGTGAGCTCATATTATTTATATACTTTAGCGCGTTGTGTAATTGGTCCTCCTCCGTGACCACAAGGGTACTTAGAAACCTCTAATCCTGTAATACCTGAGCTAGAACCTTTTCCCATTGGAAAACCTTCTTTACTTAATGGTCCGTCCCAAATAGCGTTTTCACCTACTTGACCGGCTAAATCTACTTTTAGTTGCTTAATGTTTTTCATATTAATATTTTTTGTTAAATTTTTTAAACATAGGAGTTGCTCCAACAGCGTTTTGTCTTTGTTCAACATCACCGTAAATACCTTGGGCAGCTTGTTGTATTTGAGGATTAAAAACCGGTTGAGCAGAGCCTAAAGTATTAGCTTGAGCAGGCGGCACGTTTGTCATTTGTTGAGCCGGCTGTTGAACTGCTTGCGGTATTTGCTGAGCATATTGCTGTTGCGTGGCTAGTGCAGGGTCTACTACTCCAACTTGTTTGTTTGGCGATCCTTCAATACCGTGATGTCCGCCTATGTATTTATTCGCTACGTAATGCTGGTCATAGGTTTCTTTATCCATTCCAGAATGATCTTTTTGTCCTCCTTTTGCCATTTTATCTATTTTTATCTTTGTTTACATTTTTAATAGAAGTTATAAGAACTTTATCAGTGTACGTCTTACCCTTCATTATACTGTTTCTGTGATTGCTAGTTGGTAAATCATCTTGACCTAGTATAATCCTATACATATGCTTGATTAAATGCTTACACTTAAACGATGTTTTGTATATGTGATACTTTTGAGTCGTTCTATTTCTTTTTCTCCAAACAACTATCCAACCTTCTTTTAATAAACGATTCCACCGGCGGTTATCCCAACTATAGGAATAACTACCAGCTTCGAAATCTTTTTTTGTAAACATATCCATGCAGTCTAAGTAAATTAATAACTCTAAATCAGCATCGTTAAGGTTGTTGTTTCTGCAAGCCCATTTACGTATTATACGATAATGTTTAAACAGATTCATATTCTTTATGTCATCTGCGTCTAGCCTTTTCATAAAACAACAACAACGTCTTGCGCTTTAATAACGTGATATGTTTTTTTATCTATTTCTATTTTATGCCCAGCGTGTCGATCAAAAAAGATTTTATCACCTTCTTTTAATCCTTCAACTTGTTCACCAACTGACAATACATCAGCCTCTGTGTAACGTATGTCTTCACGTTGGTTTTCTGCAAGAAGTAAACCACCTTTTGTTTTGGTGGTTCCTTCTTTTATTTTTTCTATTATTAAGTTTCTACCTAT